AGAGGCTCTAGGCTTTTGCGGATTCGCCGACTCATTTCCAATACTCCATGATGGACGCCAGGGCGGTTAGCATGGCGTCGGGTGTTGAGTCGTTGATGATAGTTGCGTCGGCGGAAACTTGCGCGAGTTCGGTTTCGCTGATATGGCCGCCGGGAACCAGAGCGGCATGAGGGCGGACTGGACGCACGATACGGACTATCTTTCCGCCCAGTTCGCGGATGACCTTCTCCTCATGCAGGAAGCGGAGGTCGTCGACGAGAATCTTAGCCTCCGGGCCGTATCCTCGCAGGTGGCGCTTCCATACCTCCGTCCATAAATTCCGGTCCATCAGGTCGCGCCATTCGGACCCAAGGGTTTGCATAGCGTGGCGGGGGGTGCGGCCGTTGAGAAATTCCGTAGGATTCTCTTTCAAATCCCCGTCGAGCATTCTCCAGACGGTGTTGTTGTCAATGCCTTGGGTTAGGAGTAGGGTGCCTATCATGGCCTTTATAGGGGCGGCAAAACGGGTGCGTTGCCAACCGACGGAGGTTAACAGGGTTGCGAGGGTGGTTTTGCCGCTGGCGGCTGGGCCGCAGATTCCAAGAATTAGCATCGCGATTCTCCGGTCAGAGGAGCCAGACTTTCTGATGACCATCGTGGAGGACGGTCGCGCCAACCTTTTGCAGGAATAAGTCGACTCCGAGACCCTTTGTTCCCGAATTGGGTGGAGTGCCGGGGGCTTCTGCGTTGTGGAAGTCGTCAATGGCGACGATAGAGCCGGGGCGCAGCGCGGGCCAGGCGGCGCAAAATTCCATCATGTAATGGACCGGAGCGGGGATGACACTGACGTCCCGTCCATGGTCGAAGGAGTCGAGATAGAGGAGGTCAAGAATTCCGCTGCCGTCCTGGTGCATAATGACGCCATCTTCCTTGACTAGATCGTTAATTTCTTGTGCTCCGTCGCCAGGAATTAGAGCGGTGTGGCCAGAAATCACCTGCTCGGCTACTGCCAAGCTGGCGCTGTTTAGGTCGATAGAATAGACATTTCCGCTATACTTGCGCGCAAAGAGGTCAAAGAGGAAGGTGCTTTGGCCGTCGCCGCCCCAATTATCGAGTGCGCGGAGGCAGCCGGTTTCGATGATTAGTGGGTTGTCAGGTAGGTTCTTGAAAATGGTTCGGAACCCTTCTGCCCGGTGCATGAGCCTGTGGGCGAAGTGTTCCTCGAAGAGTTCCATGAAGGGACTGTCTAGGTCGAGCGGGGGTAGGCCCAAGAGAGAGAAGCGGTCGATCATGGGTTTTCTCCGATCTGGCGTTTTTCGACTGGGATTCCGATCTGTAGCGCCCGCTCCATTGCCATCGCCATGCCTCTGCTGACGCCGTAGTCGGTATAGAACACGACACATGCAGCGCAGAGCATCCAGACATAGCCGCACTCGATTCCTAGCTTGCGCTCCTCGGGCTTGTCTTCGTCGAGAATGCCGGGCTGGGTGTATAAAAGATGCGACGCCAATGGGGCTTCGCCGTGCTCGATTGCGTCTCGCATCGCCCGGCGCGCGTAGAGGGTGTTTCGGGCGATGTCGCCCGCGTAGGGAGATTCGATAACGACTCGGCGCATCTTATGGCCCTTTCAGCATTTCGGTTTCGAGATTGAATTGGCGTTCTTTGACCGCGCTTATGAGTTCCAGCCATTCGCCCGAGGCGCGGTGAATAAGGCCGCGGACGAAGTGCTCGTCTGGTTGCTTCATGCGTTTATCGCGCATGGTCCAGAACACGGCGCGATTTCGCATTCGCGCCCATTGGAGTTCGCGTAGCGAGCTTTCACCCAAGTATCCGTCGATGTTAAGCATAACCACACCGTCGGATTCTTCGATCTTGGCGAGGTGGGCAAGGTCTAGGGTCCATTTCTGATCCTCGGTGTACCAGGATTTTGAGCCCTCGACAGAGGGGAAGGTCATGAGCGAGAAGCAGATATGGCCGGCTAGACCGAGTTGTTTGTTCGCTTCGTGCCAGTAGGGTTCAAAGCGAGCGGAGCCGCAGAGGGTGAGTATCATGTATGGTCCTCCCGCCGATTGTCATCCAGGCGTCTCATATTGCTTTCCTTGCGATCTAGGACCTTGTTGTAGGCTTTAATGGCGGCGGATTCGAGGTCGATATGCAGGCTCATGGCCCAGAGGCAGAGGGCGACGAAGGTGTCGCCGACTTCCATCTCTAGATGGGTCGCTGCTGCGACCTCCGCGTCGCCTCGGCGGAGCTTCTTTGCAACATTCGCCGCTTCGCCCAATTCGCCGACCAGTTCCGTTAGGCGGTCCGCGGGGGTCCAGTTCTTGCATTCGGGGAAGACGAGGCTGTCGCGTTCCTCGCAGGTGAGTTGGAAGGTGCGGATGTTCATTGCGGGGATTCTCCTCTTGCATAGGCCCGCTCGCGCTTAAGGCGGGACATTGCGTTGCCAACGGCGGCATTGACTCGCTTCATGCGCTCGCTGCTTTCTGCGGCGGCGCGGAAGGCTTGGCGCAGGGTGTATTCGAGTGCCTCCTCGGGCGTGATGCGACGGAGCTTTCCGGCAGCGATTGCTTCGTTGATTGCGTTGAGTTCCTCGTCTCGGGTCATGCTTCTGGCCTTTCCTCCGGGGTGGGAACGTCTTTGAGTTCGGGGTCGAGGTTGTGCTCGACCTCATCTGGGGCGTTTGGGTCGAGCGGGTTGGGGATGTAGCGACCGGATACCAATGCTGCTCGCATACGGCCAGTCCGTTCCATCGCCTTAATGAGGCCGTCTATCCGATCCGTTGACGCCTTGGGCTCGAACCAGGCCCAGATTTCCCGCTCGTCGATAGGCGCTCGCTCGTCTGGGCGCATTCGGTTGTATTTCATATAGAGCCAGTGGTGGCAGTCTTGGAGTAGCTGGGTGTCGGACTTCTGTGCCATTGCACGGAACACATTAGGCATTTCATTCTCGGCCTCAAAGAGCCAGGTCTGCGCCCGGCGGAAATCATCGAGGGCGACGTTGAGGCCGCGCCCGGCACTGACGGCGCTCACCATCGCCAGCTTCATCACATGCACGTCGCGCCGACCGTTGTAATTTACCAGGCGCCCATACGTCGGAATTGGCCTCATCTTTTCGATGTTGAACCAGCGCTCCATTGCGGCTTGGGCGTCGGCGTCCCAGATAAACTCCCCGTGCAGGTCGTCGAAAAATGACATTAGGGTGGTTTTGAGCCACGTCATGTCGACATTCCGACGCTTGTTGAATATCTGGCGGTCCATCTTTGGAATCGTTCCGAAGACAAAGACGAGTCGGGAGGTGAAGCCTTGGCCCCAGGCGGATTCGGGAATAGTGTCGCCGAGTGCGTCAGGGGTCGCGCCCGCAAGAAGGTTGATACAGGGAGCTTCGATGTTGAGACTGGTGCTCACGCGCCTGGGCATGGAATAGTTCGCTGGGTTATCATAGAGGGTTGTTAACTTGGCGACGAAGTCTTTGTCGTACTTGGACATTAAGTCGCCGAGTTCCGTACATGCGACGGTCATGGCAGAATAGAATGGGATTCCCATTCCGTTGATTGAGACTTTAGATGATGCGGCGAGGGTGTCCATGAACGAGGCTGCTGAGGGGTTGTCGGGGCCGAGGAAGATTCCGTTGGGTTTGACGAGCCCGGCCAGGAGTTCTTTGCACATGTTGACCATTATGGTCTTGCCAGATGCAGGGCCGCCAGCCAGGACGGTATACAAGTTGGGATAGAGCGGCTTGACATCAGTCTCTGTCCACACCCTGCGTTCCAGGGCAGCGGCGATGGTCGCAATCGCGGTCCACAGCCTAAACGCCCGAGGCGAGCGCAGGGTCTCGGTCTGAGTAAGTGCTGTCTCGATCCAATCAGGCACAACTTAGGCTACCTTTATGCCGCTCAGACCGCGGGGATTCCATTCCTCGGATGTTCCGTCGGCGCGGAGTCGCCAGCGGTGCGCCCAGTTAAAGCCGCCAACTGCTTCACCTGGAATCGTCATCGACCGGCCGCTGGGAGCATGGTGCTGGCGGACTTGAATGAGGTCCAGGACGTCGCGCAAAAGCTCCTGCTCTGCATTGTCGTTGGCTGGGATGGGGGCTTGGAAATAAACTGCGTCGTGGAGCTGAGAAAGTATCTGAATGCGGTCGCCCATATTCTTCCAGAGTCTCCAAAGGCCTAGGTTGAGGCAGTCGCCAGTTGCACTCTGAAACATATACGCTACCGCGCCTTTGAGGGTGTCGTGAGAATCGGGACGGTCAAAGAAATCACGCCGTCGGCCGAAACTGTTGACCAGATAACGTTCGCGTTGTAGTTGTTGGGCGATCCATCGGTGCATTTTTTGGATGCAGGGGAAGGCAGCGAAGTAGCGAGTTTGGAACTCCTCGGCGATGTTGAGTGGGAGACGGGTTTGTTTGGAGATTTCACGGGGGCTTCCTAGATAGTTAGTCGCGTGCCCGACGCGCTTCGAGACGTCGCGATAGGTGAAGAAACGATAGAAGCGTCGCTCGGCGATGGCGCGGTCCTTCTTGAGGTCACCAGTCCAATCCCAGTCAGGATAGCAGAGACGAGTGACATAGGTGTGAAGATCGCCGGACTCACACGCATCTAAATAACTCCAGTCTCCGAGAACGACTCCACAGAACCAGCCCACATCCCTGGCTTCGCTTTGGGCCTTATCTATTCCATAGAGCTTATATCCCGGATCAGGAATGAAAACCCGACGGAGTTCCTCGTTGATATTCTGAAAGTTCGAGTTACCGGTCACGGATATAAATCCATCTTCCCTCATTAGCCAATATGAGGACGGAACTGTAGGACAGTAAACTGGCCCTACATATCTTGTATTTCTCCATAACTTTCGTTGAACCCT